CTGGTTCAGCCCAGATATGCATAGTACCATCTTCTGCAGGTGCAACCCAAGTTCCAAAGTGGTCAGCCTCTGAGAATTTACCAATAGTATTTTCAATGTGTTCAGCAAGTTGCTGAGCCATTGATTCAGGGTTTGCTTTGGCTGCATCAAGGCTATACTGAAAAGTACCACCACGAACTGCTACAGCAACGCCACCTTGTGGCACATCACCAGTCATAAACTTAAATGTTCCACCACCGTTTTCAACGGTTGATTGAATCATTTGAAGAACTTTAGATTGATTACTTGTTACTGCGCGGGTGTTACGAATAGCATCTAATTGGTTTTTTGCAAGAATCTGTGTAGGTTTATTAGTTCCAGTTTCAACCATCATTGGGTCAACCAAAATAGTTGCACGACCATTAGCCTTTGTATCTGGAAGTGTTAACTTTCCAACTCCGTTGGCACGCATCCAATCAAATAATTCTTGTTCTTTACCCTTCCAGGAATCTGGTTTGCGGGCATCAAGTCCAAGTGCTTTAAGTTCTGGATAATCTTTAAGACCAAGTTTAGCCCGTGTTCCATTATTAGAACGAAGGTCTACTGGTAAACCAAATACTTTTGACTGTAAAACTTGACCTTGATTGCCTGGTTTACGAACTCGGAAAGTTCCTTCAAGAAGCATTTTTTGAGAAACTGTATCTGGGTCAATAGAGCGCCAAGTACCAGATGATGGACTATAAAGTTCTACATCATTACCTTTGGCAATCGTGTTGCGGAAACCATCACGCATATCTGCAGCGATTGTTTGCATAGAAAGAGATGGCTTACGAACTCCACCTTCTTTAATAAGAGCGCCTGTTTCTGCACTACGCAGATTCTTTGGCATTGTGTAAGCACGACCAGTTTGTCTGCGATAAATTTCAGAGGCTGAAATAGTTGGCATGCCAGCATCTGCATAACGCTCTGCAATATCAGAAGAATAACTCATTGCTAATGGGCGGTTAGTGTTTAAACCACGAAGCCCAGTAGGTGAGCCATGGTACATAAACTCGCCTGTGCGGTATGAGGAAACATCTAAGAACTCAAGCATTTGTTCTTCTGTTAATTGTCCTCGTTTAAACGCAATTTCAACAGCAGCCATGTGCTCATCAATGTCTTTATTTAAAGAAGCAATTTGTGCACGGTCTTGTTGCAGGCTTGCAAGTTGTTGACGAAGTTTAATTGAATCTTCACGCAAGCCCTTGGATACAAGTGTTCTGTCTGTTAAACGGTCAATACCAACCAAACGGTTTTGGTACCACTTGCTAAATCCTTCTTGGCTTATATCCGCAGCAGCAACTAATCCATATCCTTTTGCAAGAATAGACATTGTTGCTTCGCTAACATTTCGCACTGTGTAACCAAGGCGAAGAAGTACAGAAGCCTTCCACACATCGTTAAGTAACCCAGCAATATATCTATCTCTATCTGGGTCAAGGATGCCGTGGCTTCCATCAATAGCCTTGATTAAACCACTGTTCTCTTTAATAACACGAGCATAGTTTTCTAGGTCAACCATAGGCAGGGCGTTAGCACCTTGGCGCTCAAGATAAGGAATCTTAAGAATAACATCATCGTTGGTCATTAAAAACTTACGGTCACGAACATTGTCTACCGCTGTTTTACGGCGACCCTTGTATGCGTTCCAAATGTATTGACCAGTTTCATCTGAAATACCAAGTGCTTTGTTAACTTCTAAAATTGCTAGTTCTTCAAAAGATTCTGCTGTTTTAGTACGAAATTCTGGTACATCGCCCGCTGTAATAAAGTCATCATAGTGACGAGTAATGATTGGTGCAGCAGCCTCATCGCCTACAATACGGCGGAGCATGCCACCAAAGGCTTTCATTTCATTAAATGAATCAGAGTCGTTTGCGTTAAACCAACCAGCAGGGCGTTCTCCAGCCCAGCGTTCAGCAAAGTTAACTACTGCAACCATTGGTGAGTATTTAGTTGGTTGAAAAATTCCAAGTGTTGGATAAGAAGTTGGACTTGGTGCTTCACCTAAAGCACGAGCAGTTCTTCTTTCAGCAGCACGAATAGCACCGCGTTGCGCGGTTGCAGTACCAAATGTACGCTTAGTTAAATCAAGACCCTTTTCGTTTAACTTGGTTAAGTACGCAATATAAGGGTCGTTCATTGCCTGCTCAACATGCGCTGCTGCTGCATCAAGAACATTTAAATCATCAACAATTCCATTGGTTGGAACATTGTCCATAACCTGTTGGTCTAATCTTGATGCTGGCTTTAATTTATCCATAATGAAAGCCATGTCTTTACGCTTTGAAACCAAGCGAGCCATAGCCTCAGTATCTTTAGTTGCTGTAGCAAGTAATACATCTGCTACATCATCTGTGGTTTTTACCTCACCAAGTAGGTATGAAAGCGTATCTGCATCATTAGATGCTGCAACCATAGGGTGTTGACGGATTGCTAACTTATCATTTTTAGCAAACCACTCTAAAGTATTGTTAAGACCACCCTGAACATCGCGACCCTCATTGATTTTGGTAGCAAGTGTTTGTGGTGAAATGATTGTTACGCTGCGTGTACTCTTTGGTATTAAGAAATCTTTTACAAGTTGTGTTGCACCTGCATCTGTTGCACCCATTGGCTGGGTAACAAGAGCCTTCCGAGCAAGACCAAGACCCTTACCAATCTTGCCAAGTGGGTCAGTTACTGTTGAAAAGAAAGTGTCATAGGCACCAGATAGTGTGCGATATTCCCAGTTAGTATCAAAAATCTTACGGTCATTTGGGTCAAAAATATCAAAGTCACCACGAAGTCCACCCTTAGTTGGGTCAAAGCGTGATTGTAAATATGCAGCAGCCTGACCTGCAGAAATCTCTCCGCGTTGATTCCAAGCCTCTTGAAAATTACCAGATGCTAAACCAATTAAACCAGCAGATAGTGGTTCACGAGCATATTTGCCACCGATATTGTATGAAGTCTGGGCAACTGGAAGAATAACATCGTTAAACGCTGCACCTAATACTTTACGAGGTACATAGGTTGTAGCAGTAATACCAGTTTTAAATATATCTCCTGCTATTTGAAATGCATCGCTTGTCCATGATTTATCATTGGTTGCAACAGATGCAATATCGTTTCCCAGAACCGCTAAACCAATTTCGTTACCAAAATTTTTGATTTGCTTTTCCGCAAAGTTACCTAAATTATCTAAGAACCCCATTAAAGAACGCTCCGCAAATAACGAACATAATTGCGGAAGGCGTTAGATGCGGATGGTGATTCTGCCAAAATTGATAGAGTAGGCAATGCCGTAATCATGCGTTGACGGTCCTCTGTTGCAAGAGTTTGGTCATTTGCATACATAACTTCGCTACCAGCGCCTGCTCCCATATCAATACCAGTAGTTACTGGCTCATCTGGGCGTTGTGTCGGTGCATCTAATGGAACAATTTGTTGTCCCTGTGGTGCCATATTTGGACGACCCATGGAAGGAGTTGCTGCATAGGTAGGAGATGCATTAAGTGGCGCTGATGTTTGCAATTCTTGCATGTCTTTGTTTTCGCCGTACTGTCCACCAGTCATTGCTTTTGCTGGTTGAGTTCCTTTGTTACCGCTACCACCAGTTGCTGAAACAGCATAATTATTCTGTGATGCAGTTGGGCGTTCGCCTCCACTTGGCATGTTATCTCCTTTCCAATTAAGGTCAGTATTTAAAATTAGTGAGCAGTTTTAAAACTTACTCAGGTTTAAGGCTTACTTTGAGCCGTGTGTACCTGATGGTTGTGCTGAGAACATTGTTACGGATGCGCCAGGCTTTGAAGCCTTTGGCATACCAGCATTTGTAGGCTGTTGTACATTTACCTTTGCTGAACCGCCTTGATTAGCAGGCTTTGATGCCTTACCAGGTTGGTTGTTTGGATACTTTGCTGTACTTGTATTTGCCATGGTTACCCTCCTCCCTTTTAGAACGGCACTCTGCGTGCGACTGTGGCTTGTAAGTTTGCATCTCCTCGGTTGTTTAAACCAGCAAGGAGTGATTGAACATCTGGGCGACCACCTGGCATTATTTGTCCAGGCGCAACGCCTTGCATACGACCAGTTTCGCTCATGCCCATTGGAAGTTGCCCGCCACCTGCTGCGCTCTCACTTGGCATGCCCATAGATTCGGGACTTACTGAGCCTGGGGCTGCAGCAGGTGCGGGATTCTGCGGTTGGAACGCCTCGGAAATTGCTATTTCAATAGCAGTTCCTTTTTGGCGAGCACTAATTACATACGAAAGTTTGCGTAGGATGTCGGATGGGTCTTGTCCTTGACTTGCAAGGGCTGGAATTGCTTGTGCGTATGAGGCAATAGCCTGTTTCATAGCATCACGCAGTTCTTCTGTTTCAACCTTTTCTTCTTCTTGGGTTGCATTGAAGGAGAAAGGCATTTGACGGCGTAGGAAGTCACGGGAAATCAACTTGTCACCTCGTGCTTGTAGTCCAAAGACCAATGCACGGTTAGGGTCAAGTCCTGCCATCAAGCCATATTGAACATCAACAGTGTAATCACCATCAATATCACGGCTTGGCTTGTATTTAAGGTTGTAAGGAGTACCGTTGTATACACCCTTAAGTTCTTTTTCTTGATTGCCAAAGATTTTTTCATCAACTTTAAGAGCAAGTCCTAAAAGTTCTGTAAATGTACGGGCAAACATTGCATGTGCAGTCTTGATTTGTGTATCAAAACCACCCATAAGAGCCTTAACGCCCTGTCCAGTAATGATTGAAGCATCAACATTACCTGTACGAGCATCTGGAAAACGGCTACCTAGACGGAGTTCCTGTTCAAGAACTGATTGCTGTGCGAACACATTGCTAGGAAGTTCAAGTGGGACTCTGCGAATCTCATTAGGCTTACTGGAACGCATAATTGCATCAGGTCCAAGTGCTAACTCCTGACTATCTAAAGGCATCGCAATCGGTGCCTGTACTGATTTGGTTGCTGCTTCAAGGGAAAGTAAGGCATAGCGTGCCTTAGCAACTTGAATAGCCAGTACATCATCAAATTGACCACGGGATTGGTCATCTATTGAAGGTCGCATAACAACACGAATCATGCACTCGCCCATTAAATTCTTGGCTCGTTCTAAAACAAGATTGTTTTTGTTTGGCATGAATAGGACATCTTGGTCCTTATCATGGAAACGAACAATCTCAGACATGGTTGTTGTGTTGTTTTTGTCGTAAATTAAATGTGCTACTTCTGGATACTTAGCCATTAGTTCTTCTGTTGGCTTGTTCATGCGCTGGAAGAACATTTGTACGCGACCATAACGGTCAATTACTGGGTAACTTCCTAGTGAATCAAAGAACTTAATGCGTGGCATGTTCTCATCAATATCAATTTCAACCTGTGCTGGTACAAAACCGTAGGTTACATACCTGTCTGCAGCGTTAAACATTTGTGATTGCAAGTCAGAGAAGTTAACGATGCCGTTAACAATTTCTCCACGCTTATCTGCTTTTTTACGGGCAGTTTCTGAAACCATGGATGTTGAAGTACATGAAAACGATGGCAGAGGTGCAATAACTTCTGCAATGTCACGGGCTGCAATATCCACCATATTTGCCACGATAGGATTCTCAAAAGGACCATCGGGGAAAAGGTCTGGGTAAACATCTCGCATCTTGCCTTGACGAACCATAAGAACTTGATTCATGCGCTGGTCGCGGTCATCGTACATACGGCGATAGCGGTCATAATAATTCTTGATTTCTTCAACGGTAAGTGCCATGTTCACCTCCTATCTTAGTTGTATGCATAATCACTCAAGTTAACGGTGACCTGTTGGCTTTTGTCGTATCTTGTTTGGAACATATTTGTGAAACTATGATTTCGTGCGTAATTGCTTGCGACTGAAATTCTATCTCGTACGGCTAATTCGGTAAACCAAAGAGCCATAACGCAGTCTGTCTTTTGACTTCTTGGTGCTTCTGGGTACCAAGTAATTAGTTGCTCAATAAGAGCCTTTAGTCCTTCGGATTGGTGCGTTGATGGAAACTCAATAAGGTTTAATCCTTCTTCCCAACCATGAAACAAAGTAGTAAGGGATGCGACACCAAAGTCAGTATCCCATTTATTGTTTCCAGTATGGTGTTCCTTAAGTATCGCACCCCTTGCTTGTAGGTATTCTCGTACCTCACGGTCCTGAGTTAACATTGCTTGAAATGCATTTTTTTCAACACGCCACTCAGAAATTGAATACTTGTCTGTCCAGTCTTTAATCAATTCTCTTATCTCATCAGGCTTCATGCCTTGTTTGTTTGACACATCCAGCACATACCTTTTTTGCGTAGATACATCCACACCAACGCACACAGCAGCGGTATGCCCAGCCATGGCGGGGTCAAGCCCAGCAACAACCACAAGACCATCCATGCCAGCATGTCTGTTGCCAGCCTTGTTCTTGGGGATGATGCCAATGTTGCGAGCACCGTTAATAACCCCTTTAACTGCATCCTGCGGGAAAGCGCTATCCTCATGAACCTGTTGTTGTTGGTAAACCATTGCCCACAAATTGGGTGACATGCGAGAGCGTTTTCTATTGAGTGCCGTGCCTGTCCACTTGTCGTAGAGTCCTTGAGAATCTGGCACGCCATTGCCAGACACTGGGGGCATATTCGTCTTTGCCCAAAGAGTAACCCAATCAGTAGGGTCATCGGTAAACTCCAATACTGCAGGCTGAGCAAAGTAAGTCCAAGGAGAAGTTTCGTCTGGATAACGCATAGGGTCGCGTAATTCGGAATATAAGTCTTTAGGGCGTAGGCGTGTACCTACAACAAGTAACTTACCCCCGTCATTATCAATACGGGACATAACTTCTGATTGAATCCAGTCAATCTGTTTTTC